ATTCTTGTAATGAATGTGGAATGGCATACGAAAAAACTGAGATGTATGAAGGTCACATTTGCAAATGTGGCGGAGAAATAACCGCAAACTAATAATGAAAAGTTACGTTCACTCATTTAGATTATTTGAATCAATGTCTGATCCAGGCTTTGAATGGTACTATGGAATCGCAGATTGTCATGGAATTGAATCATTTATTAAGGCTCCATCTGACCTAGATTCAGACATGGAACTAGATGCACTAGGCCTTGGTGATATGACTGGATCTCATGATGATAAAGTGATGAAACAAACTCTTGGCATGCTTAAGATGAGGTGTCACTACAATCAACAAAGACATCCATTGATCTACATGGTTAGGTTATCAGATGAGGATGCTGAAACTGTTCAAGCACTATATGATAATGGTGAATATATTGAAGCCCTTGAAACAATTAAGGAAAGATCAACTGACGTTAAAGTAGCTAAAGGTATTGCTGGTGGAGATATGGAAAAGCGTTGGAGAATGATTCCTAATCCGGATCTTGATCCAATGTCAGAAAGTTTACAATATCACATCAATAACCAGGTGTCAATCGTTGAATCAATATACAGACCAACAAGTCAAGCTCATTTTGAATTACTAGCAGAAGCCAGAAGAAGATTTGATACTGGATCACTTTTATTAGAAGGAATTGACCGACAATTATTTGAAGAAACTGACCTAGGTAAATTTGCTGAATATGAAGGTGAATCTGTGCCGTTAGACTTTTTATTTGAGGCAGAATATTCAGGAAAACAAGTTGAGCTTAATAAGCCAATGAGAGGTGGTGCTAAGAAGTATCATGTCTACGTAATGAATCCAACAACTAAAAAAGTTAGAAAAATTGCATTTGGTGATGTGCATGGTGGATTAACTGCAAAGGTTAGTAATCCTGAAGCACGAAAGAGCTTTGCAGCTAGACACCGTTGCCATTTAAAGAACGATAAACAAAAAGCAGGCTATTGGGCTTGTAGAATAAACCGATACTCTCATCTATGGGGAGGTAAAACCTATCCAGGATTCTGGTAAAATAATAAACCTAAGCATGGACCAAGCAAAAGTAACCGGAAAATCTGGCCCTTATTTCAAAGGTCTAAATAAAGATCAAAAGAATAAGAAAGAGAGTAAAATGAAGCGTCAAGCCAAGATGAGCGACTCTAATGATAGTGCGTATAAGCCAATGCCTGGCGATCTAGATAAAAGTGGAAAGTTTAAAGGTTCCAAAGTTAAAAGTTCATATACAAATAAAGTAAATCAGGACATGAGCGAAAATCGAGTTTATCGATTTGCAGAATGGGTTGAAGTTAATGAATCTAGCTCGGCGGATAAATCACTAAAGGCAAAAGCGGCAAAGTATAAAATACCATTTGGTATTCTTAAACAAGTTTTTAATAGAGGAATGGCAGCTTGGAAAACAGGTCACCGTCCAGGTATAGGTCAAACTGCATGGGCTCATGCACGAGTAAATTCATTTGTTACAAAGTCAAGCGGTACTTGGGGAAAAGCGGATAAGGATTTAGTGCAAAAGGTAAGAAAAAGGAAATGACCAAGCCTTACTTAGATATTGATCAAATAAAGGACGTTACTGTTCGTAAATTTTCAGACGATATTGATCCAATTGAATTAAAATGGCATAGGGACGATGAAACTCGACAAATAGTTTCAGAATCTGCAACTGATTGGATGATCCAATTAGATAATGCACTGCCTGTCTCGTTAAATAATACTATAACTATTCCTAGACATGATTGGCATCGACTAATCAAAGGGACTGGCGATTTAACACTAAAAATTAAAAAAGAAAAGAGATGAAATTTTCAATTGGAGACAAGGTCATTATTCGAGCAGACGTTGAAGAAATGCAGAACGACATGCTGGAGTTAGCTGATGGCCAAGAGGCGGTAATCACAGAGATTTACCAAAATGTGTACGAGCCAGATGTGGATCGTTTTGAAGTGGAATTGGTACACCCAGTAAAGTACGATGGCCGTGAAGTTATTGTAGTTCCAGGGTTGTATCTTGACAACTTAGAACTCGCAGAACGAGTTAACGAAGCAAAAAGAGCAGGTCGCTCAACCCGAAAAATTAGTAGAATGCTAAATAAAGTTAACGAGAAATACGCAGTTTCATTTAATACTCTAAGTAAATCAAAAATCAAGTAATGACCAAACACATAAAACTATTTGAAGCCTACTCAGGTCAACCAGGTCAGCCGTTGGAATACAGCTTTGACCGATATGAGATAGATACCTATTTTCCTAAAAAGTTAACCATTAAAGCTCATACCGGTAAGGATAATGCAGATGATGCTGAATTAGCTAATTTGGGACTGGCAAATGGTTTGATTGAGATTGAGGATTCTAGTGTTGATACTGTTAAAATCAGGTTCAGTATGGCACCAATATACGATCGATCAGGTATTGGTAGCTTTGACTTTGAATTAATATCAGTTTATATCGCAGGAGACTATAGTGTCTGGAATGAAGTAAATGATGATAGTACTAGATACGATTTTGAAATCGAAGATGCTGGGCCATTCTATCAAAGGGTTGAGGTAGCTTGGGAAGGTTTTCCGTTATATCCATTCAATATTGAAATTGAAATGGCTGACAATTATGATCTGGACCCAGCTAAATTGACTTATAAGATCCAGATAGGAAATTAATAAATCGGTGCTACTTAAAGATATTAAAACGGAAGGTCATTCGATCTTCCTTTTTTTGGTTAGGTCGATAAATAACTCTAGAAATAACTGCAATATATGTCAACATCCGACTCATCTAATTCAACTGGCTTATTAATAACAACAGTGGCGGCCTTCCCTGGAATTAACTACATGGACGAGCTACAGAGAAACCCTGGAACAGATGCATCGGTTCTTGAAAAGTTATTGGTGCCTGCAGAAAATGGAATTGTCCAGCATAATGTTAGCTCAATATTTAATAAATTTGCAGTGTTTCAATACTCTCCATTAAATGCTGGAGCCAAATACCGAACTGAAGGTCACTTTATTGGCTACTCAACACGATTAAAAACAGACAAAGAATATGTTGAAGATTCAGTTGCTGAATCTATTATACAAAAAGCCCAACTCGAAAGTGCAAAACGTCAAGCTGAAGATAATAGTCAGCAGGCAGAATATTTAAAGCAGCAATTAGAGCAATGGGAAGCACGACAGGGTAGAACTGCCCAATCGGCTAGAAGTTTTAGAGCTAATCAACATGGAATTCTGTCTAATCCGACAGCATCTCACTTGCAAAAATGGGGAGCAGAAGTATCGGCTGGCACATCAGTAGGTTTCCAACCCTATTCTCTAACTGACTTCATGTTCTGTAAGTATTACGGAAAAATTCCAAATAATAGATTGGTTACCCTAAGACGTTATCCATTTCCAATAGGAGATACTTTAAGAATCGGAACAACTGATCAGCGTCGAAATGCTATTCCAGTTACACAAGCTGTGACATGGTTTGGTTCAGACACTGGCAATGATTTGAATAAACTAGGAGTATTTTCATGGGATATGCCATGGGAAACATTGCCAGTGTCTGAACAGGAAGTTACTGGTAATGAAGTAACATTTAGCGACTTACTATCGGCGGTTGCAGGACTTCCTGGAGGAGATGCGGTTAAAGGCGCATTGGAAACGGCATACGCCTCGTTTAATGGAAAAGACGCTAATATTCAACAAATTTCAGGATACGAAGACAAAATGCAAAAATACCAAAAGAACTTGTATACAACAGGTCCTTATTGGAATAGAATTTACGGGCCAGTTAACGTAATCCATCAAACTAGTCGCAGGTCTAGAGGAATGCAGAATTCAAATTGGATTAATCCAATTACAGTTAAGTTTCAATATGCATTTAGATCATTTAATGGATTGAGCCCAAAAGTTGCAGCACTAGACTTAATTTCTAACTTTATTAACTTAACATACAATGATGCACAGTTCTTAAATCAATTAGCTCGATACTATCCTAAACTTGGATTGAAATTTGACCCAAGTACAAATGAAGCCTTAGGCAAATTATTAAGCAATTGGGGATCAACTTACTCAGGTAATAATGCTGAGCAATTTACAAAATTAATTGCTAACTTTACAAATGCCGCAAGTAGTGCGGCTAGTAAATTAATAAACGACCCAGCTAAATTAACTGGTGATGCATTACAAACAGCACTTATGGCAAGACTTGGAAATGCGATTCCGGATTTGATTTCAATTAAATCAGCCTTGTCAGATAGGCCAGTCGGAGAATGGCACCTGGTTGTTGGAAATCCAATGAATCCTATTTTTGTAATGGGAGATCTAATGTGCACAAATGTTTCAATGGAATGGGATGCTGAAATTGGACCAGACGATTTTCCAACTGGTGTTTCATTTACCGTAACCTTAAAGCAAGGCAAGCCTAGAGATAAGACTGCTATTGAAAGAATGCTTAACGCTGGTGAAACTAAATTGACCTCTAGTCGAATCAAGTCATCTACATTAGAAGATACATTTGGCGAAAAGAATACTAAAGACTGGGATGAACTTGTTAAAACTGACGGAGCTGCATCTAAAACTAGTCTGGATGCATATTACGGAAAAATGAAGAGTGGAGATAAAGCCGTATATGATGGTTTTAGAAATAGATTTTTACAGGGATACGGTATACCTTTACCTGGATCAGATAAAGCGGCCTCATTGGAGGCAGGCGGACTAATTGATGATAGTTTACTACTATTATATTATCAAAGATCGTACGGCCAAAACTAACCAAATTATAATGTTATCATTAAGTATTTTTCAAAATAAAAAAAGATTCACCAAGACTAATGGTGATGAGGTTGACGATCTTACTCGTAGAAGCGTAACTTTTAGGGGAGTATTAGTAGGTCAAGGAAAATTGTATAATGTAGAAGAAGGAGTTCAAATGCGAGGCGACCTTATCTCAAAGATCTTCTATCAAACTACTAACTTCCTATGTATTCTACTTAAATACAACGGAATATCTAATCCATTTTCAATAAATGTTAATGATCTAATTAGAGTGCCAGATGGAGAAGTTCTCTCAGGTATGCTAACTAATCCAGTTGATATTAACGGATCTAATAATAATTGGCAAACTTCTACCAGAAAGAAGAAGCGAACTGCCTTTATTCAACCCAAGACTAAACAGGATAAGAATAGATTGGATTATTTGCAGAAAACTGCAGGTGCGGTGGTTGCGCCAACTAATATTGCTAAAGACACATCGGTTAAGGTGGTTAATGGTAAAATTGTTTTTGGAACTGATGTTACCTCAATAAAGAAAGAGGATTGTCCAGATCCAATTTCAAGAACTAAACTGCAGGCAACATTATTAAAAAATAAAATTAGTGGTTAATGGCGCTTAGTGATCAAATATTAAAATACCTTGAGCCAAAGCTAACTCCGCCGAGCATTGATGTGCTTGATTTGGAGACACCTGAATCCGGTAAATCAATTAGGGATCCTAAGAGTTCAGGCTATGCTCAACAGTTGGGCAGAAAATCTCCGCTTGTTAAAATAGGAAATGCTAGAATCCAGCCAGACAGTATTATATCAATGAACGTTTATACAGATTCGTTGATTCCGACAATTCACTTAACTATGATTGATTCTACCGGTTCATTAACTTCAGTTGGTTTTCCAAAAACAAATCCATTAATGAGCGTATATGTTGCACCTGGCCATCCAAAATTAATGTCATTTGCTCAAACTTTCTTGATAACTAATATTCAGTCAATTCCGCTTGGAGGATATTCAACTAGATATGATTTCTTTGGAGAACTATACATTCCAAAATTAAATGGAAATTTTATAAAGTCGTATTCTAAACTATCATCTGCTCAAACACTAAAGAAGATCGCAGAAGAATTAGGATTAGGTTATGCTAATAATGAAGATTCAACTAATGATACAATGACGTGGATTAATCCTAACTTAAACTACAAAGCATTTATAAAACATGTAGTTGATCATGCATATAAAACTGAAAAAACATTCTTTGATTGTTTTATTGACCGATATTACGTTCTTAATTTTGTAAATGTTGAAAAACAATTTAAACAATATAAAAAGGACGAAGAATTACCAGTAACATATCCATCGTATTCTCCGGAATTTTTGGACTCAGCTAGAACTGAAGCTGGTAACGTACCAGATGGAGCAGATAATACGATTCCACTATTATTAACCAATATTGACGCTGGGCCGATTGGTTCGGAATTACGAATATTGGAGTACTCAATGATTGGCGATAATGGAGATATTCTAAAGACTGAAGGCTTTCGTAAGAGAGTTGTACTTTATCGACATGGAGAAGATTCTCCAGTAAAGAACTGGTTTTCAGAACCAATTTCAGAACCTTCACCGGATGGAGTAACTGCATATCAAGCACCAGAATTAACTGACTACTTAGAGAATGATATTGTAAAATGGATGGGAACTGACTATAGTAATGCTCATGATAATTATAAATTTGCAAAGCTATTAAATACGCATAATCGAATTGAGGCTGAAAAGAACGTACTAAAGGTTAAACTGCCAGGTTTCAATCATAGCATAACTAGAGGAAGCCGATTAAAGGTAGATATTTATGACACCCGTTCAAAAAAGATAATGGACGGTAATTTAGAAGATGACATGGCTGTTGATGATAGTCAAAAAATAGAAGGCACCAATAGTGCAAAGATGACTGACTTAATTTTGGACAAATACTTAAGCGATACGTATTATGTTAAGGAAATTATTTACAGATACGATGTTCAAAGACCTGAAAAATCATTTAGCACTGAATTAATTCTATGTAGAAGAAATTGGGTGCCTGAACCAAAAATGGAAAATATAGTTTAAAAAATGGCTCAATTAATAAACGGACCAAAAAGATGGAAACAATTTGTAAAGAGCTCACTTAGTGATTTACAAGATCCTACCTTTTTAACATTTGATATAGATTTCTTTCCACCTAAATACTATCTAGGTGGCGATCAAGTAGCATTGCATTATGACGCTTTATTTAAACCAAGCTTAGCTGAAACTGACCCAGGTAAAAATAAGTTTAACTTTGTTGAATGGCCAGCAATTGATTGGTTAATGGAGTATGGGTCACCTTGGACAAAAACTAAATCTGATAAGCTGATGGCGGCAACCGTGCTGCTTAACCAAATACAGGACAGCCCATGGTACTTTCAGTCAATTACTGGAATAGATTCATTATGGAAAGCAGCAAGCAGAGTAAAGCAAGGCGATAAGAAAGCTGAGATAACAATTAACTGTATTGACACAATTCAACAACCTTTACTTAGATTCGCAAACTATTATAGACAAGCAATATTCGATCAAGACCGATTGTCTTACACCTTACCGGATAATCTTAGAACCTTTGATATGACAATTACCCTGTTTGAGATTAGAGATATCCTTGATGACCGAGGTAGATTAACCAATGGATTGTATCAATTAAAGTACAGACTACAACGTTGCGAATTTGACTTTGATCAAATCTTATCTGGGCCAACAATGACCGAGGTTAAAGCTTATTCAACTGACCAACCTTTTACAACGTCATTTAAGATTAAAGCAGATTGGGTAATTGAGGAATCTGAATTTTCAACAGAATCTGATTATCATTCTCTTGGTATTTTTTCAGGAATTATGAATACTCTTGAAGGCCGAGCTCAAAGATTCTTAAGTAGTGCTGCAAGTTTGCCAGCCAGATTAATTGGAGACCTAACTAATCGATTACAAACAGGTCTTGAAACCTCTTTAGCACAAAACGTGTATAATAGAAGTAATGAGGTCTTATCCACAAACGAAGTCTTTGGCAGAAGATCGCCAGTTGGACCAGGAGGAGGATTATCAGTAAATGATGACGTTTACCAAGAAGATCTAGCTAATCCAATTGTTACGGATGGCCAGCTTGGAGACGTTTATCCATAAAATACAGTAGTTAATGAATACTAATCATGAAATTTTTAAGGATCCTACTGGATCTGATAGGCTAACAACTAAATACTTAGGTGAAGTAGTTGACGTGAATGATCCTTTGAGAGAAGGCCGTTGTAAAGTTAAAGTGTTTAGCATATTTGATTCATTAGTAGTTGATGATATTCCATGGGCAGTACAATCTCAAAAACCTGCATTCTTTGGGCAGGACGCAAAGGCTGGGTCAATTTCAATTCCTAAAAAAGGAGCAATTGTTAACGTTAGATTTAATAATGGTGATCTGTACTCTCCAGAATACGAGCAAGTGCAAGAGATTGGAGATGATATTAAGGAGGAATTACAGAAGAGTACAATTTACGAATATGAAGGCGCTCACTATTTCCTGTTTGATGGAGATGAGAAGATTAAAATGTATTTTACTAAAGGCCGAGGTTTGACATTTGAAATGAAAGATTCTTACATTAACATTGATCAAAATTCAAAGATTGAAATTTATCATAAGGACGGACTTTCATCAGTTGAATTAGATGGTAATGTGATTACTGTAATGAGTCAGTCAAATGTAAATGTTATATCAAACGCAATAAAAACAACAGCTCAAACAGTACACATTGATGGGCAAACAACTCGACTTGGAGCTTCAAATGTTGTACAGAGCGCAGTTATGGGAGATTCCCTATATGCTACAATGCTAGGCCTAGCTGCAATGATTGATGCTAAAATGCCAGTAACCGCTGGAGCTGCTCAGCAGTTTGTTAATAATATGAAAGACTCGTTTTTATCTGAAACGGTCTCAATTGGAAAGTAACTAAACTTAGTTAGGTTAGTTAGTATTATACTGTAAATAATTGACTTGACCCTTTATCTTGAAGAATTACTATGATATACTTGGAGTAAACGAAACTTCAACCCAAGACGAAATTAAAAAGGCGTATCGCAAGCTCGCGATAAAATATCATCCAGATAAGAATAAAGAGGACGGCGCTGAAGATAAGTTTAAAGACATAGCCGCTGCATACGAAACTATAGGTTCCGAAGACAAGCGTAAAGCCTATGACTCTTCTAGAAACCCCAATAATAATTTTGACCAATTTGGGTCATTTCATGAATTTACTAGAAGAACTTCAGACTTTCGGTACTTATCAATAACTATAGACAAATGGGCAACAATTAAGGAATTAATGGATGGTGCTGACTTTGATATACAGTACACGGTTTCAAAAACATCAGCTGGGTCAGCAAAAACCGAGTCAAAAAGAATTAATGTTAAGCTTAATTTAGGCAATGACGCCTACCCGATCACTATAGAAAATGGCAGGTACTGTGTTATTTTAAAAGTTAGAGGAGCCGGATCTCAACAAGACGTTGAAGATACTGATTTCTTTGGTAGAAAAAGAAATGTCACAGCAACTGGCGACTTAATTATCAGAATAAACATTGATATGTTGGGTCTGGAAATAGAAAATAGCGACATCATTCATATAGTTGAGATGAGTCTATATGATGTATTATTTAACGAAGAAATCATCCTAGAGAGCCCAATGGGCAAAAAGTTTAGAATCAAGTCATTCAATAAAGATACGATTAGTGATCTAACGGTTAAGATACCTGATCAGGGCATAATATCAGCGTTTGGTAAACGTGGCAGCTTCATATTTAAGATACTAGTGAAACGTCCGGATTTTTCTAAGATTAGTGAAGAAGAGTTACAGACAATGAAAGATATACTGATTAGCACTAATAAATAATGTTAGTACGGCTTCACTATGTATAGTAGGTGGCACGTATAAATAATCAAAAAAGTCTGACTAAGTTGGCTACTAACACTATTAAAAGTCTAAATCAAACAGCTCTTCCTGAAAACGCAGTGTTTATCATTGAACGTATTAACGAAGCTGTTACGGTAACTAGAGGAGAGGATAATGATATTATCTTAGAAGGTACAGCAGCTGTTTTTGGAGTAAAGAACGAAAATAATCGTATTTACGAAAAACAAGAATATCTACCGCATTTAGAATACCTAAACAAGAAGATCGAAGAGCGCAGGCTATTCGGTGAACTTGACCACCCACAAAAATTTGATGTTTCATTAGCTAACGTATCTCACGTAATTTTAGCGCTTACTTATGATGAACCGTCAAACAGCGTAAAAATTAAACTTCAGTTGTTAGATACGCCATGTGGCCGTATTTCCAAGACACTAGTTAACGCAGGTTGTACAATCTCAATCTCGTCAAGAGCAGCAGGAAATGTTGGTAGCAATGGCGAAGTTAGTCTACAAAAGATCTTTACCTATGATCTAGTAGCAGAGCCAGGATTCTCTCAAGCTTCTTTAAGTCAAGTGTCTGAGAGTTTACAGAATAACTTCTCATCAGTATTCGAGTCACTAGACACCCTAAAAACAACTGCAATCACTAGCAGGTTAACAGATATTTCCGAGAATTTTAATTTCGAGGATTCTGTGAAGATTTATCAAATAAATAATTCTGAAATTCAAACTAAACAAAATAATACACAGCAAATGGCTAATAATGAGCATGTAACAAGAGAAGAGATGAACCAATATTCAGAATTGGTTAAGAAGAAATTCTCAGCTCTTCAAGAAAGTATCTCTAAAAATAATTCAGGTCTTCAAAAGATCGCTGAAAGTTCAACAGGCGAATCACCAGTTGTTGCTAAGATGGTTGAATATGTTAACTACCTTGCAGGCGAAATGGAGCAACTAGTAGAATACTCTAACTACCTATCAACTATGTTAGGTAAAGGTATAAACTACACCGAGCATGTTGCAGAAAAAGTTAATAATGTTATTGACTATTCTGACTATCTTGGTGGAAAAGTTCAAAAGAATATCGCTTACTCTGAATATGTTGGCGAAAAGTTAAATGAAACTATCAACTACACTGAGTACGTTGCTGAAAACGTTGAAAGAACAGTAGAGTACACTAACTACTTAGCTGAGAACGTTGACAGAGGCATTCAATATGCAGAATACGTTGCAGAAAGTGCAGAACAAGGTCTTCAATACTCTAACTATCTAGCTGAAAACTTAGAAGATGCTATTAAATACTCTAACTATTTAGGAGAGAATTTAAACAAAGGTATTAAATACTCTGAGTATATCGCAGAATCATTAAACGAAAAAATAACTCCAGGAGCTACGACTAAGACTCGTTCTTTATTAGGAGAAGTTAAAAAATTAAACGAAGGTGTTGAATTTGAAATCAATGAAACTTCTTCAGTTGATGACTTAGCAAATGCAGTAGACGGTATATTAAATCACATCAAATCTAACTCAGCTAAAGCCGTTTTAGAAAATAAGTATCCTTTCTTAAAGTTGTTAAACGAAGGTCGTAAACAAGCTTTCTATAGCTTAGACCAAGCTACCAAGAGTGCAATTGTTGAAACTCTTAGTGGAGCAATCTACTTTAACGAAGAAGAAGTAGTTAACTTAATGGAAGCAGTTCTTAACAAACAAGTTGAAAACACTCCTAGTTATATTAAATTTATGCCGGCTGCCTATAAAACAGTATTTGAAAGCATGAATGACGGAGAGAAAAATTGGATTGCTGCTCAAGCTAACAATTTAACTCTAAACACTGCATACCAAGTTAAATCTTTCTGGGATTCTCGCGATTTCAGAGGAATTAATGAAAGAATCGCAACTGAGTCACTTATAAATAATAATTCTATTAACGAAAACCAAGGTAAAGAAGGTTACGTATCGTACAAACAAATAAACGAAAGTCTACGCGGTTATTCTAATAACTATATGGACGCTCTCAAAAGAAGAGCACAAAATTAAAAAAACATTTTTAAAAAATGGCAACAAAAATTTTCAAAAAATTGAACGATGCTTCAATTAGAGAAACTTGGACTCCAGTTTTAGAAGGTTATGGTGCAAACGTTACAGCTCGCCCTTGGTTAGTTGACTACGCTCACAATCATGCTATCTTCGATAACGCAGGTTCAATCAATGAATCACAATCTGCTCCAGGTTTGTTCTTACAACAACCAGGTTCAATCAGTGCAATGGGAGCAATCAGCTCTCCAACTAGCTCAATGACTCCGTTCACAGCTGGTGCTAAAAACGGTTACGGTGCTTCTGTATCTGGTTCTGGTGATAAATTCCCAAGCCTTTTACCAGTTGCTATCCAAGTAGCTGCTAAGACTATCGGTTTCGACCTAGTTGGTGTAGTTCCTATGGATTCTCCAGTAGGTTTCTTACCTTACTTGGATTACGTATACCAAGGTGGTAACATCGACAAGCAATACGAGCCTTTCTTGATTAAAATCACAGGTTTGTTAGAAAACCCATCAGGTGGTGCTAAATTCACAGTAGCAACTCTTCCTTTCACAGAAGGTGCTAACTATGGTGTGAACAATGGTTCAGACGATTTAATCTTACAATACGTTGGTAAATCACGTGTTGATGGTTCTCCAATCTTCAAAGTTATCTTAAACGATGACGCTAAAACTCTTGCTGAAATATTCGTAGCTGACTGCGATATTCAACCAGCTGGAGCAACAGCTGTTTCAGGTTCTGCGGTAGCAACTTACCGTATTGCTGATAACAAAGTTGAATTAGTTTCTGCTTTAGAAAACCATATTTCTGGTTTTACTTCAGTATCTGATGCTGATTATGCTACTACTGATTTCAATGGTCCTTTTATGGGAACTACTGGAAATCAAATGGAAGGTATGACTCGTGCAACTGCTGAAACTTCTAAATTCCGTCAAATGGGTCTTCGTATGTTCACTAAGTTCATCGAGGCAAAAGGCGACCAAGTTGCTATCTCAGCAACAGTTGAGCAAATCCAAGACCTTAACCGCGTTTGGAACTTTGATGTAATGTCAATGTTAGAAAACGTTGCAGTTAACGAACTTGCACAATCAATTAACAAGAAATTGGTTGATCGTGTTCTTGGTTTAGGTGCTACTCACGCTACTGCTATCGCAGGCGTAGAAGGTGCTGGTATCACTACTTTAGACCTAACTGTAGGTTCTACTGGTTTTGAGAACATCTCAACTCTACAACGTCGTGTTGTAACTAAAATTCTTGAAATGGCTAACTTGATTTATCATAGAGGTCGTTTCGGTGCAGGTACTTACATCGTTACTAACGGTCGTGTTGCTTCTGCTTTAGCAGACGTAGCTGGTTACTCTTTCGCTCCATTCAACAATGATCTTCCATCTGCTGCTGGTCAATTATACCCTGCAGGTAAAGTACATGGTTTAACCATCTACGTTGATCCTAACTTGAAATTCAGCGATGATCGTATCCATATCGGTCGTAAAGGTGCTGATGAAGAACCAGGTGTTAAATTCCTTCCATATATCATGGCTGAGTCTCTTCAAACAATCGCAGAGGGAACTTTCTCTCCGAAAATTGGTATGAAATCTCGTTATGCTATCACAGAAGCTGGATGGCACCCAGAAACTCAATACATTACTTTGAACGTAACAGGTCTAGGTGTATTGACTGGTTCAGTTCGTCCTGCTGCTTCTTACTAATTGTAAGTAAACAGAGACATATAAGAAAAGGCTCCTCAAAAGGGAGCCTTTTCTTTTTTAATGAGGATTCACTAATAAATAACTAGGTAAAACAATACCAAAATAATACGCAAAAATGAGCAACACCGTTTTAAACTACAACGAATTCCTTTTAGAGAAAAAGGCTATTAATCAAGAAATGGCAGAACTTCCAAAAGGTAAAGGTTCTAAGTCTAGCAAAACTGTTAAACCTGAAATGGCAGAACTTCCAAAAGGTAAAGGTTCAGCATCTTCTAAAACAGTTAAACCTGCAATGGCAGAACTTCCAAAAGGTAAAGGTTCTAACTCTACTAAGACAGTTGATGAGAAAACCGCTAAATTACCTACAAACAAAGGTTCTAAATCTACTAAGACAGTTGATCCAAAGATGGCTAAATTAGTTATCACAGGTAAAGCAATCAATAAGAAAGTTGAGCCTAACATGGCTAAAATGCCTAAGTAATAAAAAAGCGACACGCTAACATGGCAAATCAAAATAAACATAGGATTGACTCCTTTCGTAATTTTGTGATTCAGGAAAATTCAATAAAGGATTTAGTTGGAAAAGCAGATGACGAGGAATTAGACTTAGACGATGCTAGAAGCATCGGTAAGAAGATTTCACGTATGAAAGGTGAAGACCGTAAGAAATACGTTGGAATCGTTAATTTCATGGGAGCATCATGTCGTATATACAACGAAATTTGGGCTAACTATAAACCGGTAGATCCAACCAAGAAAAAATCTAACCGTGGAAAAGAATTCCAAGGCGAAAAAGAATTAGGTTAATTAATTGAACGCACAAGGAGTTATAGCAGAGTCAATAATCAGTTTCAAGATAACTTGGGATAATCCAGGAAATGGACAACAGTCTATGTGGAATCAGAACAAGCAGGGAATTGAGATTCACCAAACTGACGTGTATCCTGATTTACAATATACTTCAGCATTTGGAGCTCCGTTATATACTAAATACACATCAGGAGCTCTTCTAAATGGCTTAATCAATGCAATCAATGAGATAATTGATGCAAAGCTTTCAAGTGAATCTAGTAAAGAAACTAATGAAGCCTTAGCCCTACCGGCGGGTACTGACCAAGTTAAACAATTGGGACAGGGTCCTGACCAAGCTAAACAGTTAGGACCAGGTCCTGAGCAAGCTAAACAATTAGGTACAGGAACTCCAGGAGGTGATCTGGTTAAAGTAGAAAAGCCCGGATTACCTGCGACAATAGATAATAAGCCAGAAGATAATGAGGAACCTGAGGTGAAGCCTGATGATACTAAAGAAACTCCAAAACCTGAAGCTGGTGCTAAATCGGCATATACAGTAACAGTTTACGGAGATAAGCTTAGATTTTTAGAAGGTCAACAAGAAAGAGGAGCCTATTCTGCCGGCGTTAAGTTTTTATACAAAGTTTCAAATAACCTAAGTAAGGTGATATTTGAAGAAACAATTGATAATAAGCCAAAGATTTGGGCAGAAGTAAAGATTCATGGAGCCTTTGGTAAAACAATTAAGATGGAATTTCCAGAGTTTGATGAGAAAGAATTCACGTTTGGTGGAAACCTTCTTGCTCAAATACTACCGTCAGTCGAGTTAAGTTTTACACCAGAGGTAAACTCAGTCTATTCTAAAGAAAAGCCTGAATTCGATATAGCTGACGTTATTAAAGCAACTAACATTACTCTTGGAAGTAAAACAACTTCTGAGATTCAAGCACTACAAAAGCAAATACAAAAAGAGATTGATACTCGTGAACCGGCTGAGTCAGAGACAAAGCCTGGTAAACAAGTGGCAACGGGTGCGAATAAATAACTAAAAAATAAGAGACAAGATGGCAGGTCTACCACATTTTAAAAATTCAACAGCAGGTCCTGGTAAATACGAACCGTTATACCTTAACCAGTTCGAGGTTATCATTACTCCTCCACCAGCAGTTGCTGGTAAAATCGGTTTTGGAAACAATTTGATGCTTGAGCACGTTCTTAAAGTATCAATGTTACCGGAATTCGCGGGTTCAGGTACAGCAGTTGTTACTCAGAACTATAAATTCTCTCAAAGAACATACGCGCCAGCTAAGCCGGCACAAACATATCACCAATTCACGATTGATTTTGAAGTCAATTTGAATAACGGTAATGATATGTACATTTATAATGCTCTTAGAGCATGGGCAGATCTAATCTATAACCCATTAACTGGTAGCCAAGGTCTTAAAGCTGATTACGCTAATGCAAGTATTCAAGTAACTCAGTTCAACAGAGCTGGTGTTATCTACCGAGACTTTGTATTCTCGCCAGTATTTATTGGCCCTAACAAAATGACTGAAACTGTTCTTGACTATACTCAAGATAATCAGATCTATAAGCTAACTGCTCAATTCACAGCAGATACTTATAAAGAATCAAGAATCGGTCAATAAAAATAGCTAACAAAACAGTACTATGGACATGTTTAACGTAAAACGCAGAGATAATCCTTCAATGGACAGATACACTGACATTAAGAAACCTGCATTTGGAGGTCCTAACGAAAAGGCCGATTTTGATAAAATAAAACACAACAAACTTGAAGGCTACCAAAGAGTAATTGACAGAAATGCCGATTTCGAAGGTGGAAAATTCAATCATAACTACGACACAACTTGGAAGGCTATTACAAGAGACCTTATCTCAAGACGTGCAAATAAAAAACCATTTGACCCAATGTACGCAAAACCAACAATTGCAACAGTTAACGCAGTAGAAGAAGGAAAGATCCTAC